AAGACGGAAACACCGTGCGTTTTACCGCTACCGCTGCTGTAAAAAGCGGTGATGTAGTAATGTTAGAAAACCTTGCTGCAATCTCAGTATCTGATGTTGCACAAAATGAGACAGGCGTTGGCTTAACTGCAGGTGTATTTACGGTGAAAGCAAAAGCGGAAGATGACATTAAACAAGGTGCAATTGTTTACTGGTCAGCAACCGATGGTGCAACCATTACCGCAGGTAGTAACAAGCGTTTAGGTATTGCTTGGCATGCTAGTGGCACATCGATGGGCACTGTAGATGTCAAGATCAACGCTTAGTCCGTTTGACGACGCACTCGCACAGGTGGACAAAGTCATATCAGATGTGATGATGTCCGTCTATGTTATCAACGGCAAAAAATATAAAGCGGTTTTAGATGAATCACCTAAAGAAGTTGAGCCAATTAATGGGGTTTATCGCACACTTACGCTATTCAAATCTTCTGGTTATAAACCAAAGAAAAATGACCGCGTAACAATAAATAACATTGATTATATTATCAGTGGTTTCAGCTTTAATTCGGGAACGATTATTCTTCAACTTGAAGAGGATGCGAGTTACTAATGGCAATTAATGACGACATCGAAAAAGCCAAAAAGGTTCTAACGGATATTGATAAAAAAGCCGTCCCTCAAGCTATGGCGCGCACGATTAATAATGTTGCTGCAAAAGTTATGGTGAGAGCTGTAATAGATACGTCCAAGAAAGTGGATGTGCCTAATCGCTTTATTAAAGGGCGAGCGAAACTAGAACGAGCCAAGCCAAGACGATTAAGTGCATTTATTAAAGTTAACCGAGGAAATTTACCCGTTATCCGGTTAGTTAAAGGTGATGGGAGATTTATTCGAAGAGGCGAAAATAAAGGTCAACTAAAAGTCGGGAATCGTTTTTATCAACGGTCGTTTATTCAAGAGCTTAAGAATGGTCGAACTCAAGTAATGCAACGACAAGGGAAAGATCGTTATCCTATCGATGTAGTCAAAATTCCACTCAAAATTCCACTTACAGAGGCATTTCACTCAGAGGTTAAACGAGCGTACGAAAAGGAAATGCCAATGGAGTTGAGAAATCAACTAATTAGGCAAATACAGATAGTGGTAAAAAAATGAAAATTCATTCGAAGATCAGACAGGCAGTCATTGATGCTTTACAACCGCATTTACCAAAAGTTAAGGAATTTAGCAATGGTAAGCCATCATTCACCGATATTGAAACACAGAGTCCAACAGTAGCGGTATTTATTAGTAATGTTACGCCCACTGGTTATTTAGACGGAACATTACACGCGACACTACATGTTGCAGCATTTATGCGCTCAGCATCTAGAGAAGATGACCTAGATAAACTTGCGCAAGAAATCTATGAAAGCGGCATCGTTGAAGAATCATTAGTAAGCCTAACCGAAACAACTGCATTCTCGTCTTTTGATTACGAGCAAGACGAACAAATGGCAACGTGGATCGCTGCCGACATTCAATACAACATCACTTATGAGGTCAATAATGGCTAAGAAAGACACTACACCAATGAAAGGCGCAGGCACTCAGTTTTTCCGTCTAAAAGATGACAAAGAAACTACCGCTATTCAAGGTGGCACAATTTCAGCGGCAGAAATTAAAAAAGCCGACAACTGGGAGCGTATTGCAAAAATTAAAGAGTTATCGCCTGGCGAAGTGACCGCAGAAAGTTATGAAGATAACTACTTAGATGATCCAAATGCAGAATGGAAGTCAACAAGTCAAGGTGCTAAATCAGCGGGTGAAACATCAATCACTCTTGCATGGCTACCAGGCGATACTGCGCAACAAGCTATCGTCACAGACTTTGATAGCGGTAAGAAGAAATTTTACCTTGTTGTATATCCAAACGGTACACGAGATGTATATTTTGCTTGGGTTTCATCTTTAGGTAAAGCTGTCCCACAAAATGAGACAATGACTCGTACAATCAAGCTAACCAATGTTGGTAAACCGTTATTAGCTGAAACAAATCAAGCAGGTGATTAATTATGTTAAAACAAATCGAGTTTGAAGTCAGAGGTCAAGTTCTTCAGTTATCGGAGTTATCAGCTTTAGATTATCTCGAATATATCGAGTATATGAATTCCCTAGAAAAACCCGAACCAATCAAAACGGAAGATACAGAAAAGGAAATTAATGCAAAACTGAATCAAATGACAAGAAATAACTTGTTGGCTCACGCAAGATTAATCGCTTTTTCATTGTCACATTCTCAAACAGATAAAACTATTGAAGAGTTGCAAAAAGAAGTATTAACAACGCTTACCAATAGCGACTTTTATTTGGTCTTAGAGGCTGTTCAAAATGTGTGTAACTTCCCTAAATCTGAGGGGCGTGAAGAAACTGAGAGTACGGATGGTGAAGTAAAAAACGCCTAGAGGCCGAACTTGATTTTGTTTTAAAACTTGCGCACGAATTTAAGCGTGCAGACTACCGAAGAATGCTCCGTGAGATGTCTCTTGCGGAGTATTTTTCTTGGTATAAATATTTCGGAGCACGACCATTCACGCTTGAAATGCTTGATTATGGCTACGGAATAATCACAAGTTCGGTCTATAACTGCGCAGCTGCAAAACAGGTTGTAACCGCTAGAGATTTTTCTATCTTTAATTCTGATGATCCGCCAAAAGAAATGACGGATGAGGAAATGATGGAAGTGTCTGCTGCAAATTCAGGAGTATTGAGAATTGGACCAGATTAGCAATTTAAAAATAAAACTCGAGGCAGAGACAGCCAAGTTTACAGAAGAAATTAACAAGGCTAAAAAATCTCTAGATGGCTTTGGGAAAACGCATGGTGGTATTAATATCACTAAAATTGCGATTGGTGGATTAGCTACAGCGGCATTAGCTGCCACAGGTGCAGTAGTTTCTTTCGTAAGTTCTTTAGGTGATGGGATAAAAATTTACGAAGAAACCGAGCGTTACATGGCTAGAACAGAGGCTCAATTAAGAGCAACTGGCGCAGCAGTTGGTTTTTCTTCTTCACAATTAGATGAGTTTGCTCGATCTGTTGCGATGAATACGCTTGCTAGTACAGACGGTGTTCGCCAAGCAATGTCAGTAATGATGACATTTAAAAGCGTTACTGGGGAATCATTTAAAGAGGCAATCAAGCTATCTCAAGATTTAGCAGAAACATTTGGTACTGATATTTCAAGTGAGGCTAGAAACCTTGGGCGCGCTTTAGAAAGTCCAGCCGATGCAATATCTATCCTAAAAAGAAAAGGCATAGAGCTTACCTCTGAACAGCAGAATTTAATCAATTCGTTTGTTGAAACTGGTGATAAAGCTAAGGCGCAAGAAGTTATATTTAAAGCGTTACAAGAGCGTGTTGGCGGCACTAGTGAATCATCAGCAAATGGTACATTATCTGGCGCTCTAGATACGCTAGGGCAAGCAACAGATGAACTAAAAGAACAGTTTGCCGAAACCACAGGTATTACTAAGTTTTTTAAAGGTGCGGTAGATAGTCTTTCGACCGCTTTTATTAACTTAACCAAAGCGATGAAAGGGGTTGATACTGCTACCCATGTTAAAAACTTAGAGAATGAAATATCTATCCTAGAGAAATCCAAAAAATCTCTAGAACAACAGTTTGAATCTGGGGCTTTTGATGGTAGCGATGAGGTGTTGGCTGCAATGCGCGACCAAATGGAACGCCAGCAAGCCAACCTAGATAAAGCACGTGCGAAATTAAAAGCAGAGCAAGATAAACAAAAGGCTGATGCGGATGCCGCTGAAGCTAATCGCAAGAAAGCAGAGAAAGAAGAAAAAGAGAAAGCCGGTAAGGCTCAACTCGAAAAAATTGAAGATAAACTAAAATCTCGACAACAAAAGCTAACAGAGCAACATGAAAAAGACAAGAAAGCGATACAAAATCTTGTTCTAAGTGAAGTTGAAATTAAAAAACGTGGTTTTGAAACAATTGACCAATTGAGAAACTCAGAACTTGGTAAACTTGAGCAAAATTATAATGAGCAACTTGCCGCAATAATCAAAGGCGAGAATAAAAAAACATCTGTTAAGTCTAAACATGGCTCAGGTAGTAAAACGAGTGATGTTGCGTCTTTGGATATGCAGTATGCCAATGAAATGCAAAAACTAGCCTTGCAACATCAGCAACGCATAGAGACGATTAATAAGATGGCTATTTCTGAAAAAGAAGCTAAAGAGCGAAATTTCGGAAGTG